AATACCTCAAAAGGAAGGCCGAGGGTCAGTTGTACCTCTCTGGTCATGGATAAGCATATTTCCTCCCCACAAGCATTAGCGAAAACTCTTCCTCGAATCTCTTCTGTTTTGAAACCAGCATTCTTTGGTAGCACCTTTCCCTGTGCAATTCCCTCCTCATTCCATGCTCCTCTTGATGTTCTTACGAAGGTATCTCTTTCCACCTGGCATATCTTCACATCTTCCACGCAAATCATTATCAGCTCCTCTCTATATGCTGTATTGTTCTTTGATTTCTTCTGTGATTGTGGACACCTTAATCTCCAGGCCTTTTATCTCTCGCTCAAGGCCTTTCACCATCTTTTCAGCTTCTTCTATAGAGGAGCACCCCCACTTATCTTTTAGCTCCTGCAGCAAATGTTTCTTCTTTCCTGTCAATTCTGATACCTTTGATTTGGCTTGGTCAATGTCGGACTTTATTTTTAGCAAGTCTTTCTCATTTAACATATGGTCTCCTTCTATTTGTATCGTACTGCTTCACCAGATGGGTTAATATATACAGGCATACCTTCACCAAGATTTCCTCCTGCAGTAAAGGTCGCAATCCATGGTTCAACTGTTTGCGAATAATACTTGGTGATGCCATGTATATCTTTATATCCATAAGCAGTTCTTTCCACAACCTGTGCTGCGTGTTCTCCCTCAAATGTAGTTTCCCATGCTCGGCAATAGTGATTAAACTGATCATCTAATACACTAGCCAGTCTTTGGGATATAACTGCAGTCACCGCAGTAGAGAGTGCTCGCTTTATTACTTGTGAAATTTGTTCTGTAGTTAATCCATGTGTATTGATCATCCTTATCTACTCCTGTTGGCACGACGTGATAGTTTTTGCATCCTACGTCTTACCTTACTTTTTAGCCAAATGTTTCGTTTGAGAGTATATCTTTTTCTATTTGGGTGACTTAACAATACCCTTTTATTCCCTCCTGTATTATTGGTTGTCGATGGCTCTCCAAACAATCTCCATCACAGACTTGCGAACTTTGTTTTCTCTCTCAAACAGCTCTAAATTATTTTTAAAATCAAAGCCTTTTAGTTGGCTGGTGTTTAATCTCTCAACAAAAGCTTCTATTCTTGTGTCGTGCTCTTTCTTGTGCTCAATATGCTCTCGAGATATCACTCCCTGCTCGATGGGTATGAACACCTGCTCCACCTCATTGGCTTTTGCATACCATAGGAAGACACAAGGCTTATGGTCTACTTGGTCGGCATCTTGTCGTGTTAATGATCCAGGATTAACCAACAATCGCCCTTTGTATTCCTCAATAAATGTTTTGTGGTTATGTCCTGTCACAATTAAACCATAATCTGGATATTTTGCCAGGATTTGTATTGCTGACAAATCTTCACAACCAGGCCATGGCACTTTACCTCTCCAAGTCATCACATGCCATACTGCTATTTTTAAACGATGTGGCATCGTGGTATCAAACTCTATAGGGACAAATAAAGATTCTTGTGCTAAGGGCCTTCCCCAATGTGTATGGGTTAATATGGTTAACTTCTTTGCCACCTCTAAAGTGTTCAGTCCACTTTTGGTTGCAAACTCTAAATTGTGCTGTGGTAAGTCGTGGTTCCCGTATATTGTTTGGAACTTGTTAGGTAAATACTCCATTGCCCAACTGAGCATTAATGGACTGGGTTTCCAATGGTCAAATGAATCACCGGAATTTATCACTGGGCAACCATATTTATTCTGTAATGACCTGATAAATAACATCTTCCTCCATTGCGCACCCCAAAAGTCGTCGGTGCGGCATAGTGGGATGGTTTCTCGAAGATGGAAGTCTCCGCATAAGATTGCAGACGGAGTTGGCTTATTGGTGTTCTTAGTTCTTATCATTTCTTTACCTCCTGGCCGCACAAAGGACAAATATCCGGGAATATCTTCTTGAACTCTTTCTCTTTCTCACTTAGTGTTTTTGAGTAGGTTGTGATACCTCTGCCGACCTCCTGTATGATATAAATCAATGCTGTCAAATCATTTTTAATTTTTAGCTTGTTATCTTTTGCCTCCAGTAGCTGGATGGATTCATTAACCACTGCTTCAAACTTAGCAACTCTTTCTGCTCCATTTATTTGTTTCTGTACTGATTGAATCATTGAGATGTGTGATACTAATTTATCCACCTTTTCTTTCTTTTCCTTCGCCACTCCTATTAGCTCTAATGCCTGATTCACCACAGGTTCATTCTTTATTATTCTGGATGTTAATCTAATATCTCCTTCAGTCTCACCAATTAGTTCTAAGATGTTCTGAATCTTTGCTTCCTTCACTACCATCCCTGTTAGTTGACCATCTATCTGCTCCAATGCTGTTACTCGAGCATCCATCTCTGGCAAATATCCATATTGCTTTAACTCTTCCTCTGCTTGGGATAATGCTGTTTCATTTCTTTTTACACCCTGCTCTAGTTCTCGTAGCCACCGCTGTACCACTTGAATGCTCGAGTCAATTACATCCAACCTGGCAATCTTATTGAAATGCTGGGCCACCTCTCCTGGAGAATTATCCAATAGGAAAGGTTTGTCGAGCTGTAGTTGTAAATTAACATCTTGAAGGTTTAGTACTCTTTGGACATCTTCAGGAACATTGGTGCCTATGGCTTTAAGCACTGTAAAGTCAGCTTTGTCTCCATAATGACTCACGGCATAGTCATTATCTTTCTCGCTCTTTCTTCTTATTACAGCCCCATGCTCCATTTCAAGCTGAACTGCGGTTATCCCTCCCCAGGTGGAGCGAAAAGCATCTCCACCTGGTCTATTATAGACCACCCACCTTAAGGCCCTGATAATAGCTGACTTTCCTGAGTCAGAAAGCCCAACAATAACATTAACACCTGGATCAAGCACTAATTTTGTGTTTTTATGGCTCTGGAAATTGTTTATCTTTATGGACTTGATCATATATATGCCCTGGATTGAGATAAGAGGTTTAAACAGCCGTGCTGCAGTCAAATCCACACGAACACGGGTGTAAAATTATTGGAAGGTCACATTGCTTTTATAAAAAAAGACTCTGGTTTATAGCCACGTGATAAACCGCCAATGCATCTGCCACTGCCTCATCGTGGTATTTTACACCTGTCCATGGAACCTTGTAAAGGCTTGATATAGCATCTTTGGTTTCATCTTTGGTGGCAGAAAGTTTCCCAAGGAGATTTTTTTTGGAATCTCCTTCGCTATACCACTCAATAGGTATGCCTAAGGCATCTGACAAAGTCTGGCCAATCCCTGTTACTATACCTATCATCACCGCAGCAGCAGCAGATTGGCTCCCGTGGGGCAATTCTGAAAGAAGAAATTTAATATTGTATTTGTAAATTACACTCAATAGAGCTGTATTGATTTCCATCACTCTCCGAGTAGTGTCATCACCTTTTCGAATTTTTTGTTTTTTATACCCAGGAGAAGTCTTAATACACCCAACTTCTAAGACTTTTCCTTTCTCCCCAACCTCCTGGTCTACCACTGCCCACCCCCATGCTGTTATGCTTGGATCATTGGCTAATACTTTCATGTGAGCACTCATCTTTTTGGTTTCCTTTCGGTGTTGAATTTACATTCAATAGTTTCCCATAAATCAATGACTTCTTCTTTTAATTGGCTTTCAAGCTCTTCCTTTTCCACCAGCTGTATGGAGTGTGATAATGAGTTACTCAATGACTTACCACCCAACTCATAAGTCTTGCACCCTGTATAGGCCTTGATATATTCCAAGTTTGCTTTGATGTCATCAATACCATAATTATAATCTATAGTGATGGTGGCAGAGCGATACGGCTTCCAGACTGAGCTTTTGAATACCTCCACTTCAGTCTCAACACCAGTAACACGAGAAACATCCTTCCCAGCTACAGTCATTTTTTTCTTAACCTTCTGGGTATTAAAGCACCTCAACCTCAAGCTGGAATAAAAGGGGATTGCTTGACCACCTGGAGTCTTGTACTTCTGACCAAAAGGTCCTGCATCGTGGTTCTCTCTTACTTGATTGCTACAGACCATGAGGTAATTCTCTTTGGTAATCAAGTTACAAGTCTTCCTACACTCTTGGCTAAATTCTTTGGCTCTCCGCATCCCCATCTTGTCTCCATCTTCCTTGTCCATCTCTATGTCGGTGGAGAGGGCAGCTAAAGAGTCAGCCAATATACCATTGATGACTTTATTGGTTTTTGGTTTCCACTTTCTAACAGCATCAAATACCTGTGGAACTGTGTCTGGTGTATCATAGTCTATAATGTCCATATCAATACCAAACATGCGGGCAAATTGCTTGTTAAGTCGTGCCTCTGGATCTCTAAACAACAATTCTCCATTCTGTCGTTGTATTGCTCCTCCTATCTCACACAGTAGAACTGTTTTACCAGATGATGGCAAGCCAAAAATTTCCACCAATATTCCACCAGGTATTCCTCCTCCTCTAATCCTACCGCCAGATATAGCCAAGTCTAAAGTGGTTGATCCAGTACTGATTACTGAGGCCAAACTACCATCATACTCTTGAGCTTTAGGGGTGGGTTTGGTATTAGCTCTTTTCTTTAGTTGGGAACTTATGGTGTCAGGTTCTTTTGTCCTCGGCATAAATCTTTTTCACCTCCATAGATATTAATTGTACATCTTCTGGTAGCACCCCTCTATCTTCCAAATCCTTTCCAACAGAAAGGAGGTATTTGTCAAAAGTGGATTTTTTTGCCCTTGGGCTGTTCCACTTTGATAAAATTAATCGAGCCAGCTCATTGGCAACATGGTTCTTATTGGACATAGCCACAAAATTTGCAATCATACCTCTAAGCAATTCGCTCTTTGGTTTATTAAGGATTATAGATATCATATTGAGCTGGCTGATTAATTTCAATGGGACATATCCTCCAATCATTCCGACAAGAGCATTACCACCTTTTTTGAAGATGGAGGATTTCATTTATTTTCTCTCCTTTTTCTTTTTAGAGTCATAACACTTGTCCCACTCGTCACAGCTATCGCAATCGTCGTGCTTTTCGCAATCCACTCCGAATACGTGGCCACTTGGACACCCTATTGAGCTTTCCTTATCAGCTCCAGAGCTGACAGTCCTTCTTGACTTTTCTCCCTTTCCTTTTTTGTCTCTGGTTGCTTCCTCCTCATCCTCCTCATCATCCGCTTCCTTGGAGGCAAATTTCCCTTTGGGTTTCTCTTCTTTGACGTCTTCATCTTCTGTGTCATCGTCGGAAATTTCCATGAATTTTAATTCAAGTTGTTTATAATCCATGATATTAAGCACCTCATCAAGGTTTGGTATTTCTTTCAATGTCTTCTCATCATACTTTTTGTCTCGCTCAAGAAAGTCAATGCGAGTGGTCTCAGCAAATGCCTTGCTACTCCCGATGGTCTTAGAACCGAAACGAATCTTAAGAGTTAGGCCTTCCTCCATATCAGAGAACACAGCCCGATCCTCATCTTCGCCAATTTCATCATTAAGCATCTTTTGGAAATTGAATTGGCTTATGTCCCAAATATGCGGCTTGGCCTCATACTTCTTATTGTCTATCGGGACAACAACATATAAGTCACGCTGGGATGCTTTGAGTGGATCAACCTCTTCTTTTGGGGCACCCTCTTTTATTCTCTTTGATCGGTACTCACAGATAGGGCAAGGCTTCCCAATTGATGTCGGGCAAACCACTGCTTCATTGTCAACTCCTATATTGCGATGAACTTTAAAAGGCTTTCTATACCACAAATCCCCGACAACAAGATTCTCACTAAGGTCTGGGTGGTGTTTGTCTGTGATCTCATACATAAGGAAGTCCATCATCACTTTGCTATCTGGCTCCTCCTTGAAAAGGGTAGCTCCTTGTGGTAAATTAAGATAGCCATATTGGCTACTTTGTGCTTTTTGCTTACGACTATTCTCTGCAACTGACTGCCTAAGTTTACTTGCTCTTTTTTTCATTCGTACTCTCCTTTTTAAAAAATTGTTTTATGGTGTTTATCTTTCCCAATGTTGTGCATTTACTCAAAATATAAACATAGAATGGCAAAAACAGAAGTACCAGAATCACTAATATAATAATTTTCATTTGAATTTGGTCCTTTTTGCCCCATTTGGTGAAATCTTGAAAACTTTAGTGTGCTTCTTACTATTACAAGACCTACACAATGGCTGAATGTTATCAATAAAATTTGAGCCTCCTTTCGATAATGGTATTATATGATCTATTGTTAATTTTATTTTTGGCTCCTTCTTCTGGCACAAAGGACACTTGCCTCCATATTGCTTTTTTAATAATTCCCATTCTCCTATTGTAAAACTTCCTTTAGCATTTATTTCTCGTGACCTGCGTTTATGTTTTAATATTTTAATATGCTCAGGATTTTTACTAATGCCTCCTTTCCAATTAGGACTATTACTACCAAATTGTTTTTGACGAGAATCCCGTATCTTTTTCTTAGTTTCGTTTGTATGTTTTTTACCATAGAAATGATTTCTTATTCCACTATTAGATTCTCTTAATTTTTGTTTTGTTGCTTCTGTTAAATGTCTATGTTTGCTTTTCTTCGCATTGCTTATATTCTTCTTTTCCTGGTCAGAGCGATGCTTTCCCATCTTTGCTTTACTAATTTTCTTTTTTGTTAACTCGGAATGTTTAAAGCCAGTTGGTATTGCCATTTCATTTTCCTCTGACCATTGGACGTTTCATTTTTATTTTCTCATTAACTTCTTTCTGTTTTTTGTTCCATTCTTCAGAGAGATTCCTTGGAATATGCGGCCCAGCAAAATACATTTGGCCATGGAGCTTGACAAGGTTCTCCAATGCAGCTTTGCGAGTAAAACATATTTCACTCTTGGCCACTTCTGCATATTCTGCTTCGTGCTGTGCATCCAAATACTCTGCCACCGCTGCTTTATAGTCTTCGTGGTTACGGTAATAAGCCTCAATATCATTTGCATTAGGCTTTTCTTTACCACAACATTGCTCTGGGTTTTCGTTGGCTTTCAATATAAGACCTGACCTGATGGTCTTTTTCTTTTCCTCTGCCAATGAGACTATTTGGTGAAGGCGTGCTAAATGCTTACCATACTTCAGTCCTAGTTCAGCTTGCCCCAACCATTCAACATCAAGCGAATCAGGGTCAATTCTTACATCTTCTTCATAATTCATTTCCTTTGTCTCCTTTTTTGGTTGTAGGGTGAAAAACAAATCAGATACCATTGGTACATAGATGGCTAATCATGGTATCCACACGCATATTTCGTAATTCCTTATCAGATATCATGCCACCAGCTTCGTTTATTGCCTGACGAAGAGTTTCCATCATATCAAGAGCATCTGTTACTATCTTTTGTCTCGTTTCATTGCGCATATAACAGCTCCTGTGATTAAGAGATAAAGACACGCTCACCACTTTTAGTGATGAATGTTAATCTGGTGGAAACATCACTAAGATAGAAGCTTGGCTGGCTATCTTTAATAGCTGTCGCTTCCACTACTCCAACTTCAATATGATTTACATACCACCCAGTTTCCTCTGAAAATCTTGTTAATAGTGTATGCATTGTGCTTATTAAGTCTGCCTCGAGCTTTTCTTTTTTCGCCAGAAGTTCATCCATCTCATCTTGTGCCATCATCTTCCACCTCCGTTATTTTATAGTTGTCTTTTGCTCCATTAAAATATTGACGAATAGCATAAGGACTTGCATCCAATTTTTTACTCAAGGAAATAAACATAACATGTCCAGCTTCTATGGGATTGGATGCATGTCTCCACAGTATGTGAATTTCTCCTTGGTAATTAAATTTCCCCTTGTATAATTTTTTACTTTTGGTGTCCATATATATTATACTCCTTAGGGTGAGGCATCGTAAATTTATTTTAAATTATTAAAGCAACGAACAAAATTTGCTATACCTTTTGAAAATTCAGCTCTATTTTCCTCGTGGTAAAGAACTGAGGCTGGGTGTATACACCAACATATCCATGCTTTCATTTCCCTACTCCATTCGGTGGTACCATTCAGCTGTGATATCCCGCTATCTTTGCCTGTTAAATATCTAAGTGGAGTATTACCAAGAGCCAGAATAAGAACCGGCTTGACTGAGTCAATCTCTCTCTTTAGCCATAGTGATGAACAAGTATCTGCTTGTTTCTTTGTTGGTGTCTTTGTAAGGCTAGGGAAGCACTTTACTACATTACTAACATGGAAGTGGTGTCTCTTCATCTGGTGCTGGTTTAGCTCTCTCCACAGAACATCTTCTCCAGCTTTCCCTGCAAAACCAAATCCAAGCCTGTCTTCATCTTTGCCTGGTGCCTCGCCTAAGATCAACACATTATTCTTGCCACCAGATGGAGCAACAGGAGCCTTTGCCTCCTTTCTCAGCTCGCAGCTTTCACATCTGTAAAGCTCTTTGTTTATTTCTTTTACAAACCATGGGCCAGATTCTTGAAGAAGACTCACCTCAATACCATCAAACTCGCAATTCAGCAATTCCTGGTCAAATGCAGATTTGAAGCAAAACAAAGTGTTCTGTGCCTTACGTGGATTCACAGCTTCTATCAACATTATCTTGTTGCTACAATGCTCAATCTCTTCTTTCTTACGAGAGTAAAGCGTGCTTTCAAACACCAACATGGCATTGGATGTGCCAACATTGTCTATAAAAAAACCATACACGCCACCAAGGTTATCTCCCAAGCCAGCAGTTTCTACTCCTCCTGATCTATCATGCTTTCGTCCTCCCCCAAAAGCTTCTCCCCTTGTCTCCAATTTATAGTCTTTACCACCACCTTTAGTTGCCTTTAGAACATTTTGCCTATATCCAAATTTTATCTCCGGAAGCTTCCCCATCATCACTCTATTTTCCTTTGATTCCTTCCTAAAATCTACTTTTTCCAATGGAGTTAGCTTATCCTTTAATAGGTCATAAATCCCTTTTAACTTACCAAATGGATTATCAGATATGCTGAATTGGAAGAACTGCTGTATGTCTTCCTCTTTATCAAGTGAGCCTGTGGAATTGTACTCCTTAATATCATCCAGGAGTTTTGTTATTTTTGATTCCAACTTTTTGGAACCACCAGCTTTGTTATTGAAAAACTTTCTGTGATTTTCCCTGTGCAATATCTTTTCGCATGATTTTGTCCCCACCCCTTTGATCTCAATAAAAGGTGAGCAAATAATTTTTTCCCCTGGAACAGTGATCCACTCATTAGCCATGGACTTACCTGCTTCAGGAAGCATTATCTTTAAGCCTAAACGTCTTGACTCTGTTATGTACTCTTCTTTTTTATCATCTGCCCCATAGGTTAAGGCGCAAGCCATGAATTCAGCAGGATAATGGGTCTTAAGATACATGTCCCAATAACTTATTAGACTGTATTCAACAGCGTGTGACTTGTTGAAGCCGTACGAATTATGAGACACAAATCCATTAGCTATAAAATTTCTTGGTTCTTCTACCATCTCTATATCATAAGTGGGTTGTACACCGACACAAACAATAGAGGTTATTTTTTCATTGTGTGTCGAATAACCATTTTTAAATCTGACAAATATTTCCCCAGGATGATATTTAGACGAATGATGACACGTCCTACAAAGTAGTCTTGTGTTTTCTTCTGTGTTATTTCTATGATTGCCATCGATATGATGCATTTCTATATTTTTGCTACTTCTGCAATCCTGGCATTTGTTTTTATATTTATTTTTTAATTTACTAATCTGGATCTGTTCTTCTATTGTATAAAGGCTTGCATCATGGTTGTGAGCTCCTGATCCTGTTCCAGTAGTTGTATAATTCTTTTTATCAAGTTTTAAATTTGTAACTTTTATTAAATCTCCAATAGAAATCTGTGTTGCAGTGCTCCATCTATCATTGATTAAAAATCTATGATTGTGAGAAGCTCGTATGGTTTTACCTTTGTCTGTTACTATTTCTAATACCTCTTTCTCTCCGGTGTATATTATATTTTTGATTGTATTTGTTCTCACTCGCCCATCTTGCTGCATCGATAAAACTTTTAATTTTCTCCATTTAAAATTTTTACTTTTCTGATATTCAAAAGCTTCTTTTATCGTTAACTCTTTTTTTGAATATTGGTTAGATGAACATCTGTATATTATTGTGTCTCCAGTTAGGCATCCAAAGCTGGACAACTCATCCCATACCTTTCCTGCTGACTCAGCATCTAATGTTTTCTTCTTTTCACAGCCTTCTATGAACAACTCCTTGAATTTCAAAAATTGCTCTTCTCCTTTACTTTTTGATATCACCTTGCGTACAGTATCGCAAGTCCTCCATGGTAACCCAGCCAAATCATACATAAACATCATCACCTGTTCTTGGTATATAATTATGCCAAAAGTGTCTTCTGTCAATTTCTCAATAACAGGATGTATAGTGCTATATGCTTGACCTTTCTTACGAGCAGCAAACTCTGGAGTAAGTCCAGCCCTTAATGTACCAGGCCTCCACAGAGAAGTGGCGTGTACCAAGGTATTAAAATCACCAACCTCCAGCTCCTTGCAATAATTAGATAAGCCCATAGACCCAATTTGGAAAGCACCTACTGTATGACCTCTCCCAATCTGCTTATATGTTTCCTTATCATCTGTGGATAGTTCATCAAGAACTATCTTCGTTCCTTGGTGCTCCTCTATCATCTCTATAGTCTTATCAAGAACCGTTAAAGCAGAAAGACCCAACACATCCAGTTTCATAAGGCCCATGTATTCAGAATCTTCCTTGTCCCAATTGACCACAATTGAGTCTTTCCTACGACACAAATTACACCTAAGGCCTTCGCTCAAATCTTCCTTAGAGATGCACAATGCTGCAGCATGCATCCCTGAACCTCGCACCTGCCCTTCTAATGCCATTGCAATTTCTGCTACCTGAGGATATTTCTTTTTGAACTTAATACCATCTTCAAAAGTTTCAAAAGCATCCTCTATGGTAAAGCTTGCCCTGAAATCTCCCCCAGACCTGACCACAATAGATTTTGCCGCTGAGTCAGCATCAGCCAAAGGAACACTAAACACCCTAGCAACATCTCTTATTGCTGCTCTCCCCTTTAAGGTAAGAAAGGTTGAGACTCCTGCTACATTCCCCTTCCCATAAAGCTCTTCCAAATGTTGCCTGACCATAGGTCTTTTGATGTCCTCAAAATCCATATCAATATCTGGTAAGTCAATACGAGCTGGAGATATGAATCGAGAAAATAGAAGACCATACCTCAAAGGATCAACATCCGTAATCCCAAGCAAGTATGCAACCAGACACCCTCCTACTGAACCTCTTCCAGGCCCAGTTACCACCCCATTGGCTTTACACCACGCAATAAGCTCCCAAACAATAAGGAAATATTTTTGAAACTTTAGCTCACAAATCAAGCCAAGCTCTTCTTTGATCCTATCGTGATAAATATCCAAAGGCTTTGCTTTTCTCTCTGGGAGGATTATTCTTTCTCTTAATCCTTTACGACATAGCATAGTGAGCTTTTTGGTTTCATCCTCATCATGTGTATAAGGTAACTCAACCGGCAATCGCTCGATCCTAAAGGAAGAGCACCTATCTGCTATTTGGTAAGAGTTTTCCATTGCTTGCTTTACTATTTTTGCATCCACTGTATTCTGGATTGCGAATGCTCTTAGCATTTCCCTTGGTGTCTTCAAATATAATCCTGATATATCAAATCGCCATCTATCCTTGTCACTCCACCTTGCCTTGCGTTGTATTGCTAACAATGTTTCTTGATATATAACACCACTCTCCTGTGGATAATGGCAATCGTTGGAAACCATCATTTTTATATTGTGCTTTTTAGACAGCTCCATTACTAAGGTGTTGGTCTTTTTTTGCATCTCAGAATCATGAGGCATGAGCTCAAGATAAATATTATTTGATCCAACAGCACTCAATAGGTCTCTCAACAATCCCTCTCCCCACTCAGCTGTTATAAATGATTCGCCGCAAGCTGAGGTAATTTTAATGCCACGACAATGATTAAGCAAGGTGGCCTGGTCTATGCGTGGACGACGATAAAATCCATCTATGTTGGCAATGGTCAGCATCCTCATGATGTTTCGCCAGCCAGTGATGTCTTTGGCATAACAGCAAATGTGCTTTCGCTTGGTATCTTTAGGCGGCAAGGATAGACTTTCCACTATGTAAAACTCACACCCATGTACACCCTTGATGCCGGCATCATCACAAGCTTTCTGGAACTTAATGCAACCATCAACATTGCCATGGTTGCTTAGGCCTAAATACTCATATCCGATGTTCTTTGCCTCCTTGGCATATTGCTCTGCTGTCCCAAGGCCATCCAGTTGGCTATACTCATTGTGGTTGTGTAGGTGAGCAAATTTCATTAGTATTGGACCAAGTTTCGGATGGCTCTTACAATCTGGACCATATTTTTTCTGGCCATGAATTCCTCCTCTGCAAGTTTAGAGATCATATCAGTGATTTTCCTATCTTTCATTTTTTTGATTCCCTTCTCATTTATTCGCCAATATTTGGCATCTTCTGGTTCATCTTTTTCCCGGTTCCAATATGGGGCAATCCATGTCGTTGCTAAATCATAAGCTCTTTCATCAGCCAATAGATCAGCAGCGGAACACAAAAGGCCACTGAAATCATTTTCATAGCCATATCCGGTGAATTCAAATCTTTTATATCCCATACCTGAAACAGCCAGGAACATGCTATTGAGTTTGGTCTTGCTGATTCCCTGTCCAGGGGCAAATTGCTCTCTTTCAAAAAGAGCAAAAAGAATCAACCAGTTGAATTTGTTGTCAATCCTTCCTAAGTTTGCCATGATTTAATTTCCTTCTGTTTAGGTTATACCAATACATTCTTTTTACCATCAAAGGTAACAGACACAAAGAATATGCCAACATTACCATTCAATGGCAAGTTTACTTCTTTCAGGAAAGCATTTAAAAATAAAGCTCCTCCAAATATATCCCCAAAGCAATGACTCCACTGGCTGTGTTTAATTATTAAGAAAAGCCATGGTTCCTTTTTGACGCTGTCCCACCTTAGAGATATATTCATGACGCAACTCACAGCTGTCCTACCGCTTTTAATTTGGTCCTGATTCCTCATCAATTCCTCAAATACCCACTCAGGACTTTCTACATCAAAATAGAAATGAGGCATACTTTTGTGGTTGCCTCTACTCCATCTATCTATAGCATAGGCCAAAAAGCTTTTACCTTTTCTTGGCCTTGCCATACGACCAACAAAAGATGTATGGCTATCCTTTTTAAAAAAAGATGGTGGCTGAAACAATCTTTCGTCCTTCAACATATCGGTCAAACTTTCTTTGTGCTCCAAATAGAGGTGGTATGGGAACACTCCCTCAATCAACCATTCAGGCCAGGACATCAGCTGGTCGCCTTTGTACATATCTTTGGAGTCAGGAAATATTTCTTTGGCTTTCGTGATGCTGTCCCCAAGGTTCAAGTGTTTGGTGTTGTATGAGATATAATATGGAGTTAGCTTTTTACCCATAACCAAATCCCTAGTCATGCCAACAAAAGCTCTCCATGGCGAAAAATATTTTTCTGTCATCACAAACCACCTGTCATATCTATCGTAACTCCATTTATGTATTCTGGTAGATGTAAAATTTTTATAGCAGCTAAAGCTACTTCTTCGACTGTTGTGAATCTACCGCTTGGGATAAGAGATAAAGCATATTTATCAGCCTTTTTTTGGTTCCAGCTCCTTAATTTTAAAACTTGGGCGTCGGTTAATTTTGTCATCTCTGTACCTATTATTTTACCAGGAGCCAAAGCATTGACAACAAAGCCTCTTGGAGCTAGCTCTCTTGCTGCCACTTTTGTAAAATGAGATATAGCAGCTTTAGATGAGCAGTAAACAGATGTACACCTCTGTGGTATTTTGTAGGTCTGTGAGCTTATGTTAAGTATCCTGCAAACATTACCTAACCTGACCAGCCAATCAATAGTTCTAATATAATTTTTAACATTGATATCCACGATGTTATAGTCTGCATCTGTTAACTCTCCCAGCCAATTGAGGTGATTGATGCCATAATTGTTTATGAAATAATCTATCCTTGTGGGAGCAGAGGTCGAGAAAAAATCATCTATTTGGTCCTTGGTTATCCTTGTACCAAAGTCAACTACATTATACCCATTGGCCCTGAATAAATCAGCCATCCCTTTGCCCAGTCCTTGCTGATCACCTGTTATTACAACAGTTTTACTCCTATGGCCAGCTATGATCCTATTTTCATCTATGCACATTAAAGCAATTACTAAATAATTGAATAGATCAACAAGAGAGTCCTCATCAGTGCTTTCATATCGAAGCCTTGATAGTTTAGCATGGATTTCAATAAATGCTCCAACCATGCCAACATCTTTCCATGATCCTCCACGTGCTGAATTACGCTCTTTAAACACAGCGAATGCTTTTGGCACAATATATCCTGGTATTCCCAAAAGCAGCTCTATAATCTCTATCCTAGCCTTCTCTATAAGGCTTGCAGTGAAGAAGTCTATTCTAATGAATTTGCAAAATAAAGATATAAATTTTTCATATCTATCTTTGTGAAACTCAATTCCCTCCCCTCTTTCAAAGGCCGAGATTTTTTTTACTATTTCTGAATAAAGGTTAACATCGTCCCTGATATCCATGTAATGTGCTCTCCCATTGCTCATTGGTTATATGTCAACTCTAATCGCCAATATGTTATATGTCTTGAACATTTTTATATTTCTCTCATCATCATCAAATGCCAAGCCTATTTTTGTTTTGCTTTGTTTTGTTATCCATTCTACGTGACTTGCCTTTATGTCTGCTGTAGATTTATGACTCCCCTCTGGCCTCATGAAAAGGGATGTAAGTTTTAAGTTGTTCATTTCCATCCAGTTTATAGTTCTGGTCTCCCAAAAGTAGGGCCTTCCAGTGGATATAATTATTTCATAATCCAGAGACAAGGCCCTATATAAATCACACATCACCTCAATAGGCTTGTCCTGGATTGACCTGCTATGATATTCATTCATTTTACCTTCCTCTATAAGAAATCTTCGAGGCCTATCATCACAAAGTGTACCATCCAGGTCAAATATTATAGCATAGTCTTTTTTAAGCTTTATCATTACAGCTCCTTTGTCTTTATTCCTACTGGCTGCGCTTCTGCCCTATTCTTTTCCCAGTAGTCTTTTATCGCCTCAATATTGGGTTGGGACAAAAGTCCAACCTTCTTTATAGGGCACTCATCATAGCCTGGGAAAGCACAGCTCCCAGAGAGAGCACATCTGACTTGTAGTATTGGCTCTGCCCATGGGTGTACCTTTATGGTTTCAGCTCTTAGTGCTCTGGCAACATCTTGAAACTCTCCTTGGGCCTTGACGCAAAGCCTTATCGATAACATCTCTGATAAAGCTCTTAGGTTTATTTTTACCAAGATGTTGGTTAGGATATTTGTTGGGAGCACTCCACGAGCATCTTGAGGCGGTACTTTTTCGTGAATCATATCTCCATATGCCATCTTAATAACTTCCATGCCAGCATGATAGTGCACATTCTCTTTGGCCATACCTGTAGCCAGATATTCAAAATCAGAAGCATCAACCACACGCATAGCTTGCTGTGCAAAAGACACCCCCACCCTATGTCGCACCAACTGGTGAGTAAAAGCACGGGTGACTCCTTCTATCATGAATGTATAAGAAACAAACTCCCAACTACTACCGATGGTACCAAATACATATCTTAGTTCTTTCAGCTTCTCTTCCTCTGGTAGCTTGATTACATCTTCCCATGTATCTCCTGTCATGGTTAACCTTGTCTTCTTAGAGAAAACAAGAAGCTCCATGGCATTCTTAGTATATTCAATAAGTTTTATTTTCATTTATTTCCCTCCCCTTGCTCTTTTCTTGGCCACTAAATATGGATCCATTAAGGTTGATAAGCTCACTATAGTATTAACATCAGATAAAAGGTCATCAGCTCTAATCTGTTTCCATATAGAATAACGTCCTAAAGAAAACAGGTTGAATTTATCTGTCAAGCTATAGATGATTTTCTTTCGTGCTGTTTCATCAATACTGTGCATCTTGCCATTTTTTTGGGTAAATGCTTCTGGCTCACTTGCCAATAATATTCCGAAAGATGCTTCAAGCTCTTTTCTTATTTTGTCATGCCAATAAGTCCCTCCTATTATTTCTGATATTATAGTTCCATCTTGGAGTGTTGCTCTATATAGAGGGGTCTCTAAGTCAGGATAGTATATGGTTTGATAGGTGTTTGAGGTGGGTATGCCAAGTGGCCAATTTAATATGGTAATTTCTGCTGTGTTAAAAAGCTGGTTGAGTTTACTTAAGCCTGTAAGCTTACAATTAACAAACATAGGTAATGTTGAAATGCAAAAGTCATACTCCAGCACCTTCTGCCCTTTTAAGAGTATGGAACCTTTTTTGATCCTCAAAATGCTTGAGGGGATAACTTTGCATCGTGGCACTATCTCTCCAACCATCAGATGACGCTCCACGGTTTTTGTATCCAGAATGCTTTTATTCCCTATATAGCCATACAGCTTCAGGGAATAGAGGTTGCTATCTCGTATTGAAGCATATGGCACGAACTCTCCCTTAGACCTTATACCTTTACTTACCAATATCTTTTTAGCCACTACTCCCAGTATCATGGCCATGGTTGGGTCTTTTATTCTCATTACTGCTTTGTGGTTCTGCAACCCCACCGAACTTGATGGTGGAGCAACCATAGTGACATCATGGGCCTTGAACATCTCAGCAGCCAAACAGCCAGACAGTCCTGCTCCCAATATTACAATCTTCATGCCAAATTCTCCATGGGTGTCTTGTGATTATTAAAAAAAACAGGAAGGAGTGAGGGGAGATCTACAAAACCCATCGCACCTCACGGTTAGCGAACTCCTTCCTGTTTCATGACGATGACCACCGCCAATTATTTGCTTACTTTGTTGCCTTCAATTTTGATGGCGCCAGAATATGCCAACAGTGGAAAGTTTGACTTGAATACATGAATGGTTTGATTAAGGTTGTCGCTTCCTCCGAGATCCATGTATTTTTTATTGGCCTTTTCACAAAGGTCAGGAATGGTTTGAGGTTTGGAAGTGATACAATCAAATATCACTTCAGGCCTGGATTTGCTGGCTGATTTGGCCTTCTCTGCTTTCTTTTTGCGATCAACAGGAGTTGATACCTCTTTTTTGTTCGATGTTTTATTTTCTGCTCCAAGCTTCTTAAGCATCTTGGCTTTAAGGTCTCTTGGGCCTTGCAATCCTTTATACTCTCCAAGCTCTTTTCGCAGGGACTTGAACACTTCATTGCCATTTACCAGTTCTTTAAGGACATCAAGCTTTGATGTGGCTTGGACCTTGGCCTCAATATCATCGCCTTCTTCTTCCTCCTCCTCTTCTTTGGTCTTGGTAGGCGGAGATTTTTTCTTGGAGGCAGGAGCTGGTTCCTCCTCCTCTTCCTCCTCCTCTTCTTCCTCCTCTTCATCATCCGCTTCCTCCTCCTCTTCTTCCTCCTCTGCTTCCTTCAGCTCTGCTCGTAACTCCTCCAAGCATTTCTCTGCCAAGCTGCTGATTTTATCATCCTCGGTCAACTCATCAGCAGCCTCCAATATTTTGGCCTTGAGTTTGTCTTCTTTCAGTGAGACATTGATAGCAGGATCAAGTCCCATAAGGTTGTTAAACTCTATAGCCACCTTCTGAAGCTCCTTTATTTTCATAATGCTCTCCTTTTCTTCTTTGATTATTACTGTTGGTTTGAGGGATTGTTTTTCGGGATTGCCCATAGAATGTTTCATACCAAATCCTGGGAGCAGCCCCATACCTTCTGAACTTAAAATAACATCATAAAGTTTTGCCAGCATCTTATCTCTGCCCTTAGGCAAGTAATGAGATTCATTGATGAGACGTTTAGCAAAAAGCGTTAATGATCTGTGCTCACCTCCTTTTGATATTTTTCTCACTTCTTTAATAAGAGTTAACAGCGCATCAGATATAGCCAGATATAATTCTGTCAAACTCTCTTCTGATCTAAACTTCAAATCTGGCACCGCTGTTAATATTTGGCCCAAAATCTCTTTTAGATTTTCTATTCTAACATACCAAGTCATATCACCCCTTTGCGGTTTATTTTCTGGCTGTAATTATTATACACCCAGACGTCACTTTTTGTTAAAAAAAAACAAAAAATCAAATAGAAACATATGGTTATGCAAAGCTTAGTTTTTGATTGGGTATTAGTTTATTCAATTATATTAACCAGTTATTGTTTTTTTGGTAAATTAACACCCAATTATGTGGCTTATAAGGGTGTTTAAAGCTGTTAAAATTAAAGACCTGGGCAAATACCCACCCTGGATTGAGATAAGAGGTTTAAACAACCGTGTTCGTGTGGATTTGACTGCAGCACGGGGATAGCTTTAAGCCATCTCTAACCATATTTCTTCTAATTTTATCTAAACGACCCCAAAAATGGTCTGCCAATCTGTAATCTTTGGAGCACCTTTACCTGGTCTGTGATTATAAAATCGTCATCTCTTACTACCATAGAATTTATTCTCATTACACCAAGCCTTTTTTCCTCTGAGTTCTGATTAAGACCATACATGGCTGTAACATGGGCATACTTTCTCTTGTCTTCGCTAAAGTCAGCCATGCTTAAACATTCTTTATCATAACTGGTAGCAGAAGCTTGAGTGGCTGTTATGAGCAAACAATGCCTTTCCTGCGATAAACGACGTAACCTTTGCCAAAGCTTATTCTGCTGTTGCCTGAAGTCAAGCCGTGCACAATCATGGTCTGGGGCCATTATATCTGCGTAATCAATAACTATGACATCAGGTACAAATCCATCTTGACGTTCCCAAAGGTTTAATAGGGATTTGATCTCACCTACCGAGAGGGCTTCATTGGCATATGTACAAAGCCTATAATGTTTGGTATGCTTATTTTGCCAGGCCTCTGCTTTCTTGACTGCTTCCTTCCATGTAAGTGGCTCTACAGATTCTCTCTTTTTGAGCCAAATGGCTCCTCGGAACATATAACAGTCATGGCATACTTTGTATTTTGGGTGTTCTTGGTAAAGAGAGAAAAGCTTCCCTTGGGTTATTTTTTCCATTTCCTTTTTTTCTTCAAATAATGCTTTGTATTCTTGGCATCTCATTTTTGGGTTAGGGCAAATATTTAGCTGATTATAAAAGCAATCCATCTCCGGTATCCAAAGCTCGCCGCAATACTTTCTTTTGTTTGATCGGCGAGCCAAATATATGCATAACCTTATTAGCTGCTGATTCTCTGTCATATCTCCAGCTTGGAAGAACACGACATTACAGCCAGATGCCATTGCTCGCAAAGATAGTTCAATGAGCATAAAGGTCTTCCCCTTTTTTTCAGCTCCCATTAATGCGACAAAGCCATCTCTAACCAATTGGTCATTCCAAAACTCACCTAATGCTTTCACATCATGCTTGGTGACAGGGAAGTGTATGAGTGGGCTATGTTGCTCTTCAAAGGCTTGTCGTATTTTAGATGCACTGGTAAAAGGATTTATGGTGTTAAAACCATCACCCCCATCTATGGATGTATAAGAGCTTATGACCTTTTCAGCTCCCACTAAATCCCCAGAGGAAATATTTGCCGATACAGAGCTGACCACCTTCTTAAGCTTTTGGGTTTGAAAATATTTTTTGGTCTGCTCAAGTAAATAAGCCACATTGAATTTTTCATGGTGCTCATGCTCATCGCTCAGTCCTGCCAAAATATCCTCTATGTCGCTTTGTTTACTCTTTGACACCCCATCCTTTAGGAGTTTGTCGGCAAATATCCCCTCAATGTCCTTTTTGGGAGCAAGGTTATACTTCTGATAGTGCTCCAAGCACCATCCTGCTATCATTTTTGCTGGTGCAGCCTCTAATAGTGATAGGTCTATCTGGGTATGCACTTCTCGGAGATAGTCTGTGGAAGCAATTAATCCTGTGATAATTCTACGCTCGATAAACTCATCATTTATCATAGTGACCTCCCATCAATAAAGTCCACTCCTGTTTGCTTCTGGGCTATGGTGAAGAATTTTCGGAACACTTTGCCATCAGGATTGAATAGTGATGGGTTGATATCAGATATCCATGCCTGATTACTTAACCACTCCACATACATAGATAATAGAGGAGTGGGATATGGTACTTGCTCCCAATTGCAATAGGAAAAATAAAGAGGGGAATTTCGCTCTGGTATCTTATCAAAGACTGGGCGATGCTGTCTGCTGGTGTACCAGTGAAAAATATCGCACAAACCAGATGCAATATTGCATCTGTCCCCTTCTGTGCAATTATTTGGTAGCATGCCAATAACAGGATTAAATACATTCTTTATGAATGTATAAGGAGAAGGGATGCGACTGTTTATGATGGATATAGGAGAGATTGGGGAGCTTTTGGCCACCAAACTATTCCTACCCTCAGGTATTTTCATCTCATCCGGGTCATCAAGCCATCTTCTTTGATTCAGCCAAGTCGTTGGGTGGGGAATAAAGGATGGGGTGCTCCACCTTTCGGTTCTCTTCTGCTCCAATATGGCACGCTTGATATCACGCCATAAAGGTCTTCCCTTTTTTGGCCAGCGACAAATCTGTACCCATTTGGATAAGGACTTACCTTTGTCCACCTTCCTCCCCTTAGGCCAAATTTCCCAAAACTTCTGGAACATATTAGGAGTGATATATTGATCCTGATTTTTTGATGCTGCAGTGGAAGCTTTATCAGAACTTAAAGCATTTATACTAATAGTACTTAAAGCATTTACTTTTTGTTCGCCAGGACCTGCGAAATCGTGTGTCTGGTTAATTGCCTTGATACTACTGCTTCTCCAAATGAAGTTTACTCTTACATAATGTCCAGTTATTTTTTTATCCTCATTACGACTTTTTACATTGGAAATTAATTGAAGCTCTATCAATGTTTTTTTAATTCTCATCACCTTGACGGTGCTCCAATGTAATCCTTTTGCAATATAACTGACAGAAGCTTTTGGTTGGTTAGTCCTTTGCCATTTGGCAGTGTAATAGCAAAAGGTATATAGAGCTATAAGGTCACCTGGGTTTACATTCTTCAATAGAAGGTCTAACAAAGGCTTTGATAGCACTATTGGTTCATCCTGCACATCATAAAGAGCTGGTGTATCTGTTTTATAATTAGTCCTTTCCATGTTTCCCCTTTCATCTTCCTAAGAAGGTTACTAATTTTTTGCCGCAATATTTTTTTGTATTAATTTTGCCACAGGTGTATATGTCAATGGTTAGTTTGTACCTCTTGTTGGTGAGGTCATTAACTTTTCTGATACCAATTCCTTCTATGTATATCTTTCCCCCAAGCCAATGGGTCAAATCATGACTTACAGCACATGTTTGTCCTGCCACTGGGTGTTGCATGATAGCGGGGTGTTCTGGATCATTGTCGGTTTCGCATATCTGGTTGGTATAGTAAGTGATGTTACAGAGAAGAGGTGCTGGGAGAGAAATGAAGTTATTGATATTAGATGGAGTGGGTTGTTTGAGTTTAATGAGTTGCCTTGTTGTGTATGTATCTAAGGACAATGCCATAGATATTATACAAAGCATGATTAAAATAATTTTTTGGAAATGAGAATCGGTCATAACTACCTCCCTTATCAGGTGGTTAATAAAAGGCATAGCACCCGGTGGAAAGGGCACCGGGTGCTATATCAATCCTGGCCACAAGATTGCGCCTTTCCAGATATAGTAATTTATTTTTTATAAGAAGTAAAGCCTTTTTTTAATAAATCTTTTCTTTAAGGATTATATGCGATTGGTCGGAGAACACCAAGTGAACCATCTGCTTTCCTTCCTTGCTACATGGGTTATATGTAAGCCTGGTTGGTTTATAGAGGAAGTGTTGCACGGCCATCTCGATGGACTTGGGCTCAAACATTCTATAGAATTGCTCAAACTTCTGGGATATGGTCATCTCGCTCCTCCTTGGTTGTTGTAATATGTCAAATATGCTTTGAGCAACCGACTTTTCAGCGGCTTCTCTTTTTTCTTTTTACTTACCAAGTGTAGCACCATAAACAAAGCACCACATGCTATCGCTATAAAAATAGAATATTCCATATTACCTCCTATTTGGTTCGTTTGATTGGTTGGTCAATGCTATTGCTCCTCTTGATAGTTTTTTCATAGGATGGACAGAAGCATCCTTTGGCTTTACATACAGCCATCTTTTGCCACGCTCCATTTAAGTATGCTTTGCACCAAACCTTATCTGTGATTTCGTGTTCCATTATTACTCCTTCCTATTAATTGCTTGACTAGATAATTAGCATCTTCCTGTTTCATGCTGGCTGGATCAGAGGAGTCAATGGTGATTAATTCTGTTTTTACTCCTCTAAACCGCAATTCATTCTTCAACCTCTCTGCTTGCTTTTGTGCCAATGGTTCTGGATCATAAATAATAAACACCACAGAGAACAGCTTTGATATGCATGTTACTTGCTTCTCTGTATATCCAATGCCAAAGGTCGCAAAAGAATTTTCACCCATTCTCCAAACATCTGTGATACCTTCTGTACATATGCCAATTTTAGTTTCTCGGTCTATTTGATGATAAAGTATATCTTTGTGGTGTAAAACCTCTCTTTCTTTGGAACACGCTTTGTACCTTAACTCTGCTTTGTCACTAAGGGACCTACTTTGGAAAGATACCGTTTCACCTTCCCAAAGTATTGGAGCAATGATACGGTGTTTATAATCAATATCATCTAGCATGCTGACTGGCCCAGTTCCCATTAATTTCCATATTCTCTCTATCCTGGCTGGGTCGAATCCTCTATTTTCCAAATACTGTTTATGCTGTCTCTGAAGGCTGGTAACTCCAGATGGAAAGACAAAAGGTCGTATTTGTTGATGCTCTTCTTTGATTTGCTTTTTGTATTCCCCTCCATACTGTTTAAGAGTTTCATGTGTTAAGGCTGTGCTGATGTTTAAAATTTTTGACACAACCTTATTGGTGGGGTGCCAGCCGCAACGCCAGCATCTGTAATAATCCATGGAGGTATTATATCCTAAGTGTTCTGATGGATCATCACAGAATGGACAGGTGATGTTTACCCAGCCATCCCCAACATTTTTGCCTTCGGTAATAAATGGTATTCTGTTGTCTGTATATAATCTTATAATGTCCATATTATTATTATACCTCAGAATGAGTAAAAACATAAAAATTTTCTTATCTCTCTGTACACCGACTTGGCATAATACTCTTTCCACCCCTTTTCTTTATTAAGCTTTGCTGTAAGATTCTCCAAGGAAAAGAATTCACCAGGAGAATTAAATATCATAGAGCATACCTCCTTGGCCTCATCTCCCAGATTTCTTATCATGGAATCTCTAAAATCAAAAATAGCATCAGGAGCGATTGGGAAGTTTATCATTTTGGGATCAATTTGTACAGACTCCCAAGTGCCAGGATATGGATCACCAATAATGGATGGGTCTTTTGGCTGTTCGTTTAAATTGTGCCTGTCTATATTCCCGCAAAAGTCAATAAGCCTATTGTGCATTATTGCACAAAGGTAGGTGGAGAAGGCAGCATTCTTATCTTTTCTGAATTCTTTTTTGGCTATGGAATAAGCTATTACAGCCTCGGACAGTAGGTCTTCAAAATCTATATCTGGGTGGTTTTTGAAAAACTTTTTAGCAGTGATCCAACAAGCTTTTATTTTGTAGGGATTTCTTTTCATATCACTCTCCTATTTGAAATATTGGTTGATCCATTGGCTTAGTGTTATTTCTTTCCCTTTTATGATATTATTTCGGTGTGACTTTCTATAGAGCCACAGTGGGCAATCAATCGACTCGCATGTCTTGACCAAAGAAGAGGATTCACCATATGAGGCACTACCATCTTCTTTCCTCCCTGTAAATCCCATACACTTACAACAGAACAATTTTATGGCCTTCCCTCTGCTTGTTGGGAATATGGAATTGGGCATATTTATTGGTCCTTGTGGTTGCTTCAATTCTGCTTGTTTTGTTCTCATTTTATTTCTCCTTTACGTGTTTAATTAATTCTGCAATTAAAGATGTACTTTCTATTTCTTTCCCATCCAGTACTTGCCCAAGCACATTACGTTTACTATCCAAGAGGTAGGCAATTTCCTCTTCTATAGTTTTCAAGGCAAGTAGGTAGTGTATGGTGACACAGTTTTTTTGACCAATTCTATGACACCTATCTTCTGCTTGGGCTAGCTCCCCAGGAGTCCATGGGAACTCAAGGAAGGCTACATTACTTGCTGCTGTTAAGGTAATACCCACTCCTGCTGCTTTGATATTTCCTATAAATAAACGTATTTTATCATCCATCTGAAACCTATCCACTACATTACCTCTGGCAGATTGGGCAGTGGCCCCATCTATTTTGACTGATATGTTTGGGAATGCACTCATCAGCTGGTCAATAACAAACTTGTGGGTTGCGAATATTACTAATTTATTGCCTGTGTCAATTGTGTCTTTTACCCACTGGATTGCTTGTGTCATCTTCCCTTTTACCGCCACCTGCTTTAGTGACTCCATCTGGGAAAATGCTTCAGCATTACTTGCTCTATTTGCGGCATCTATCCCTTTGTTCTCTTCTACCCATCTTAGGAAATTATCTTTTGCCTTCTTATAGTCCTCTGAATTGTCAATTTCCATGGGGATAAAAGAGTATAGCTTGTCAGGTAGGTCTGGTAATACATCTTTTTTAAGCCTTCTAATCATTATGGTGTTTATGAGCTTGTGGTGTAATTCTTGGGTGTTAGTTGCTCCGGAGAAGTCCCACCCAAATCCATTGTGGTGCGCTCCGCAATACTTCTTGCCATATGTCCAAAGGTCTGGTATTACTGTATCATCAACTAATTTGATGGCATTATATAGCTCTATCGGCCTACTTGTTGCTGGTGTACCTGATAAAGCTATAATATGCTTCACGCCTTTGCCTACCTTTTTTAAAGCTTTGGTTCTTTTTGCCTTGCTATTTTTTGAGTATTGAACTTCGTCAGCTATAAGGACTTGGCATTTGGTCTTTTTTATTTTATCAGACCACTCCCAAAGAATATCCCAGTTGCATATTATGATGCTTGACTTCTTGATTTCTCTTGGTTTTTTACCAGACAGAATTGTAATTTTTTCTTTACTGCTTAACCATTCAATAATTTTATTGTGCCAGAAAAATTTCATAGTGGCCGGGACAACTATAACAGCAGGTCGCAATTCTGGGTGTAATTGTAGCCATGCTAATGCTTGGATTGTTTTCCCCAGTCCTTGCTCATCGGCCAATAGCACTCGGCCTTTTCTCTGCTCTATTTTTGACACCCCATATTTCTGGAATGGTAGGAGCTTGCCTTTGAGGCCTGGTATTTTTATGGAAAGACATTTGCGGTCATCAGCTTTTTTTATATTCCCCAGGAAGGATTTTAATTGGTCGCAAAGAATAAAGTCCCATCTGCTTAGTTGTTCTAAGAAGTCTATACACAAAGGACAGGTCCAGTATCTTTCATCAGGGTGATATTTCCTACCGTTGAGTGTCTTGACTTGGCCTATGGTATCTATGTCGAATGGGAACTCTATTTTTATGGAAGGTCTGTTGTGGTGGGTTATCATGGTTGCTCTCTTCTCTTTCATCCTGTATCTCCCTTTGCTATTGTTATTGTTGTTGTAAGTGAAAAAGGCCAGCAAGGGGATTCGAACCCCAGCAGTCCCAACTACTATGCTGGCTTGGTAGGTTTTCGCTACCGACACATAGAACATCTCCTGTGTTTAAGAGTTAATCACCACCCAGCAAACTGGGTGTGCACAAGGGTATTATAAATAGTCCTTATGCAGCTTTAATTTTCTTCATCTCCTCTGCTAATGTCCACAGTGCTTTATTTAACTTCACATCCTCATGGATGCTTTTAATTTCCCTAGTTCTCTGGTGGGAAGCTGGGTGGAACATTCCCTCTTCATCATAATGACCGTGCTTGAAATACCTTAATCCACCTTTGGTTAAATTTTCTTGAACATTATTAAAGGTTGACCACAAATCTTTACCATTATCACTATAACGACGAGGTTGAAGCATTCTCTCTGAAGTCTCCCATATAGGATGCTCCTTTTCATATTTCAACTCAACAGCAGCTTTTGCGAAGGCAAACTGCTCATCCTGAGTGAGATCAATTGCCTTCATCTCTTTAATGTCCTCAACCAGAGCAGGCATACTATTGGAGATATCAAAAGCTCCTTGCTTAACCTCATCTATTACACTACCAGAATGTCGAATGGAAATTTGTGATATACTACCCTCTCCTACCACCATACCATTTAAGCAAGCCAGCCTGAAAAATCCAGCGAACATCTTGTAGGCTGACCCTCTATCATGGCTATTGATAAGGCCTATCTCTGGAAATACATCTCCAACAGCCAGAGAACCTTCTTGCCTGCGGAAACGAATCATATGGCGGGCAAAATTTCGTTTATCTTCAAGCCTGACCATATTTTGCTGTACTCTGGTGACAAACCACCCTTCTTCGATCATACTCTCCATCACTTTGGAAGTGGGGATGAATGAATATCGGTCGCTGACTCCTTCCCATGGGTGCTCAGCGAATACTGATGGAGCTATCCTTTTAATTGTGTCCACTGATACTGATGTATTTGAGATATAACTATTTCTATTCATGGTGTTCTCCTTTTTGTTTGCAAATTAAAGCTCACAGGTGTTATGGGTAACGACTTCCCCATTCTTTTCTGCCAGCATAACGGTAACCTCATAACTTTTTTTTGCTTTGAATATCCCTGCCGCCTTTAGTTGTGCTTCGTAAGATGTTTTGGCATATACCTCAACTTTGCGTCCTCTATAAAAGGCTATGTATCCATTTTCCATTTCAGTTGGTTTCATGGCATTTCCCCTTTGTGATTTGGTTAACCTACTTGGCTGATTCTGCCGCACTTACAATGAACATGGTGTTTATTAACGCCACAAGAGCACTCTCCATCTTCAGGATAGCATAAGAACTCAGCAGCATTTCCGCACATACACCACTCTGGAATTAGTGCCATGGGTTCTGTCGGTCTTGGGAGCTTGTGCATCTTATTGATGGCTTTGTTCACATTCTTTTCTTTCAGCTCAAATTGTTTTGCATAAGGACTTTTACTTTCCCTGATAGCTCCTTCATTATGAGTGTTTTTTGATTCTATTCTATTGAGTATCATAATAAGCTCCTTTATGTCCAATCAATTCTCATATTCTTACACATCTGGGCTATCCATGCATAACTAACTGGATAGCCAGCTTTTGCCAAATCTTTTTGCAACTCTTTAGCTGATTTCTTGGCACCACGAAAAGATAAATCAATACACATCTTCTCAAGTACGTGGTGGGCGGTCTTATCTCTCTTGTCTCTTTTTGGCGGTATGGTTCTTATCATAGTTCCCTCTCATCCCAATGAGAGAGGATATATTTGATGTCCGCCAAATACTGCCATTCTATGTCAATACTCCCATCATCAGATTGGGCTACCCATGTTTTGGAACAGTATTGACGTTCGATCAAAACTTTTTTTCCATCTACAGTGGTTTTATATCCTCCTCCGCCACATCTATAAAGTTTTTCATATTTCAGTTTGATCATGGTTTACTCCTTGATTTGGTGGTTTCCTGCTATGTCTGTAATCCTTTTCTTGGCATCTCTAATGGCTGCTTTCAACACATCTAACAGGGCATTTATTTCCTTCATGGACTTGGTTTGCATCTTATCCTCTCCAACGAAGTAGCTGATGTCTTGTAAGAATCGTTTTATTTTCTTAGATCCAGCTTTGGTAAAATAATCTTCAAAATATAAATTTTTCCTGCTCTCGGTGCCTTTACGTTGCATGATAAGTCCAGTGCGGCATTGGATGTCTCGGGAATAGGTTGAGTTAAAAGAAGCTTCACCTCGAGTGAAATAAAAATCCATCGAATCCCAAGATAGCAATTTCTCTTCTTTTGGTAGTCTGTTAATCTCAACTGATTTTGCTTTCTGACTTTCCAACCAACTATCTCTCTTCTCTTCTGTACGAACATCCGCATCATACGCCATTTGCTTAATCACTTCCATGTCAGTGGTGATTAATTGTTTGCCCTCAGGAAGTGTCATATCTTCATAATCACTTAATCCAAATCCAGTAGTGCCGCCAGAGTATAATGAGCCAAAAATGAACTTGGTTTGGTCCTCATTGACCATTCCATATTCCAATACCTCTTTCCCATTCCAGTCTTTAGAGGCAAATACACCCAATCTGAACTTCTCCTCCTTGTCATCAATAAGAAGTGTTACTCCAATGCCACAGTGATTTTTTAATGACGTAATGTTTTTCATGATATTCTCCTTTCAAATAAAGATTAATTAATGTGGCCAATACACTGATTGATCTACTTTTTTAAAAAACAATGTTCTACCATATATGATTTAATAAAGTTTCGCTTAGCTCCTTTGAGAGTTTTGAAAGACTTTACTATGTTACTACTCTTCGATGGGAATACATAACCTACTCTTTCTGTGTTCTTCCAACTCCGCTCGGCCGTCCAGCAGAATTCATCTTCATATTTATCATACTCAAATTCAACCCACTTAAAAAAATGATCACTTGTTTCCAACTCAATTTTCTGGTCCACTGTAGCTGCGTTAATGGCGCTGATCAGTTTTTTCATAATGCACTTCCTTTCAAATAAAGATTAATTAATGTGGCCAAACAAAAAACAAAGACGCCATCTCAGGACTTGAACCTGACGTAGGCCTTAACCTACACGGCGGATTAAACAGAGTGATGGATTCTATCCCCCATTTGTTTACACCAACAAGTGTTCATGCCTCAGGGTCATAGTCGGATAATATTTTTGTCTGTGGTCAATAGTGTATGAAGGCATCACGCCTTGAACTGCCACAACACGGTGAACATGGCACTAATATTTCGGGTTGGCTTTTTTGTTTTGTATACTTAGGAAAGACTCACCATCATTGTCAGCGCATTTATATCAACTCGCGCCTTGTAACCTTCCTTTGGAAGGGCCCTCTGTTACATCCCCACTACTTGTTACAGTCGTGGGCTTATTTCTTAAGGATTTAATCTACCACTCATTGCCTTGGTTGATTTGGTAATAAGGCATTCAGTTCCCTTCTTCAGTCCTGAAATAAATCCTTCTTCAATACCCATCCGGTCAGTTCAGTTTAATGGCCCAGTCAATTTTGCATCTAAAAAGGATTATTTTTCAAAGAGCATCATACTATAATTATTATTTTATACCATAAAAACACAAAAGTAAAGCTTTTTTTAAACAAGTTTAAAAATAAATCCCTGTTAAAAAACAATAGGTTATAAACTATTACAAAAAAACCTCAAAAAAGGCAAAAAAAAAGCTTTGCAGACCTGAAAAAACATTATATTATTGGGTTATACAGGGAAAAACACTTGAAAAAACAATATTTTATTAATAAAATCACATAGTTAGGTAAAGATATGGTAAAAACAGCGGAAAAAACCAAAGAAAAGAGGAGACATTATGCCTTGGCCAAAAGGTAAACCTCACCCAAATAAAGATAAACATATAGGTGGAAGGACTGAAAAGACTATCGACTATAAATTGCTTGACTCCCTATGCAAGATACAGTGTACAGGACAAGAGTGTGCTGACATATTGGATATTCATTATGATAACCTTAATGAGCACCTCAAGAGGCATATGGGAAAGGGATTTACTGAATATGCAGCCATAAAAGGTGCTGGGGGAAAGAGGAGTTTAAGACATAAGCAATTTCAGTTGGCAATGAAGGGAGACCGCACTATGCTTATATGGTTGGGTAAGCAATATCTTGGGCAAGCAGAGAAGCATGAGTTGTCAGGCCCTGGGGGTGCTCCCATCAAAACAAACTCCACTATAAGCATGGGGCAATTAAGTGATGCAGAGTTAGATGTGCTTGAGAAATTACACAACCAACTCAACCCTGTAAAAGGTGCTTAGTCTTTAATGATCAGTAAACATACACAGAGAATCAAACGAACTCGCTTTAATCCTTTACCACTACCAAGGTCAGGTAGGATGGTGGAGAGAGTTTGCAACACGTTCTCTCTTACTGATGTAAAGGCAGAAAGATGTAGAAGGTCTTTATTTTACATGATCAAGGAGTTTTGGCCTGAGGTGAGTGGTGAGGAGTTTAAGCCAAATTGGCATATTGAAAATGTTATTTGTAAAGAGTTGGAGAAGGTGGCCCATCGTGTGGCCAATAGTATTCCCAATGATTATGACTTAATCATTAATGTCCCTCCTGGCACAACAAAAACAGTTTCCTGCTCTGTGATGTTTCCCGTGTGGTGCTGGATAAATTGGTATTGGATGAAGTTCTTATGCTTCAGCTATGCTGATTTGCTATCTCTTGAAAGTGCAGAATATTCCCGTGATATTGTTAGATCTAATAAGTTTCGCACTTATTTCCCAGAGCTTGACATGAAGCAAGATAAGGACACCAAGAGTAATTTTAAGCTTCAGAGAACAACCATTGATGAGTCAACAGGAAAGAAAGTGGTTGAGGCTGGTGGGAATAGATTTAGCACTTCAGTTGGAGGAACAGCAACAGGATTTCACGGCCATTTTCTTATCGTGGATGATCCCCTGAACCCTTCCCAAGCTGTTTCGGCTACCAAGCTTAAAACAGCCCAATACTTTATGGACCATACTCTTAGCACTCGTAAAGTGGACAAGAAGGTTACCACAACCATTATCATTATGCAAAGATTACACCAGAATGACCCTACTGGTCATATGTTGGCAAAGAAAGGCAAAAATATTCGCCATATTTGCTTACCTGGTGTATTAAAGATGGGAGATGTAGATTATGGTAAGTATGTAAATCCCCCAGAGCTGAAAGACCTGTATGTAGATGGCTTATTGGATCCAGTCAGGATGGATCAGAACATTTTAAATACCATGCTTGCTGATTTAGGCCAATATGGCTTTGCAGGCCAAGTGGGCCAGAGTCCAACTCCTCCTGGTGGTGGTATGTTTAAGGTGGATAATTTCCATGTAATAGACACACTCCCCATACCTGTAAACTTTGTAAACATTGTTCGTTATTGGGACAAAGCAGGTAGTGCTGGCAAAGGAGCGTACACAGCAGGTGTGAGGATGATAAAACTAAAGAATGGCAAGTTCATCATCACTGATTGTAAACGTGGCCAGTGGGCAGCTGAGGAGAGAGAAGCCATAATAAAGAGCAGGGCAGAGGCAGATGCTTTGTCAGAAGGAATGCCCACAAAGACATACGTGGAGCAAGAACCAGGTAGTGGTGGTAAAGAATCAGCAGAGGCAACTATTAGGAACCTGGCTGGTCATGCCGCATTTAAAGATCGCCCAGTGGGCAATAAGATATACAGAGCTGACCCATATAGTGTGCAAGTTAATAATGGTAATGTGATGATATTAAGAGGGGAGTGGAACTATGAATTTATAGAGGAACACAGGTTCTCTCCTTTCTCTACATATAAAGACCAAGTGGATGCCGCAAGTGGGGCATTTAAAGAATTAACAGCTAAGAAGCTGGTTAAAATATTAGGGTAAATTAATTTTAGACAGGAGGTAATGGTATGGACAGAGAATTTAATGCTACATTCACAGCGGCGGCCCAAGCCACTGGTTGGATTTCTCCAGCTAAAAATAAGCATAAACAACTTAATCTAAGCATAGATTGTTCGAGTGATTGGAGCGGCACCATTATTCTGCAGCGATCTAAAGATGATGGAGTGACAGCAAAGAATGTGTCCAGCTTTACCGAGGACATCGAAACTAACGTGACTGATGCGGCTGATGGAGTATTGTACCGACTATATTGCTCGGTATATGCTGCTGGCGAAGCTGATGTGTCTTTATATCGCTAAAGAGGAGAGAGTAAAATGATGAAACGAAATTGGTTTATATCGTTATTTCTGATATTGTTTTTTAGCACCACGGCATTCGCCCAGCCTATACACAACCCAGTGGGGTATGAGGTCACCAAGACTCCAAAAGCCAATGGGGTGCCCCAAGCATTGAGTACAGGGAAGATTGATCCCCTCTGGATAACAGGAGGGAGTGGTATTGGGAACGTGCTTGGTCCGGCTACTAACTCTGCTGATTATCTCCCTCAGTGGAATGGAGCTAACTCTAAGACCTTAAAGAATGGGTATCCTGTGAGTGCTACTCCAGTAGCTTCAGCTGTTCCTCTCTCAGGTGTTGGCTCCACAATAGCTTCCGGATGGATCCCCGACTTATCAGGGACATATATGCCGGTTTCTGGCGGAACTTTCACTGGTGATGTATCTATCGGCTCCACCACAGCCGGGAAGAACCTGACCGTTAACGCTACTCGAACCTCGATTTTTACCTTTGATGAAGCTAATGTAAATGAGGATGATGTCACTTGGACGATGACCGGAACAGGGGCTTTGGTTCACGTTACCGGAAACACGACCGCTTTGACCGCTACGACAACGGAAGCTATCGAGGTAGGGAAAACTTATCGTGTCACGATAACCGGAACAGGTGGAGGCGGAATAGCAACTTATACCCTTGGTGGCACACCAGGCTCGACCATAGCCGCCTCCGGTGCTATTGCTATCGAAAATTTCATCACCGCTTCAACTACTGATGCTTTCATCCTAACCCCTGCTTCTGGATGTACTGTTTCGATAACCTCAATCACTATTGGGAAATTGACCGATGCCACAGGTGATTTGACGGTTGATGGGAATTTAATAGTGAAAAGTCCTATAATAGCAGGTTATGGTTATGGTTCTGCTACGAGTCCAATGCCCTATGGTTTTATAGGAAGTTATGGATCAGGAATGTCATTTAATCCTGCTTCAGGAACTCTTGTATTTAAAGCTGCAAATGCTAATGCAGCAATATTTAGTGGTAGTATAGCACATATATATAGTCGTAGTCTTTATCTTGGTTCAGCCACAGGA